AGAAACGCATAATATATTATTTGGGTGAAATAAGAAAATGGATTTTTTGATTTCTTTGGATTGAAGTTATGAGCGTATAATATACAATTTTCTATACCATCTCCTACCATATCCTCCCGAAAAGGATAATTCATAAAGTTTGGTCTATATGACAAATGTTCTGCTATTTTCAAAAAACACTCCCCGATATAGTCTGATACTGGAGGATTCTTTTCTCCACAGTCTTCGGCTTCTCTTATTTGTTTTTTCCACATAAGCATAGCATCAAATAATTTATTATTGTCTATGTATTGTTTGGTTTCTTTCTTCTTCATCATGGGTATAGTATACTGATTTTTAAAACTATTACAAGAAATTTCTAGATTTTTCTTGATTTATCTTGACACATAATATACACTTTCTGTGTAGGTTATAAAGAAGAAATAGTCCCAGCGGCCTTTAAGCACCCTACTTGTAATCATCACTATTTGGATTAGAATTCCAATCAGTTAGCTTATTACCAAAATCTGGACGATGCCTTTCGTCCCCAGTAAACTTCATTTTCTTCTTTACTTCTTTTGCTATCCTCTTCATATCAGTCACATTTAGAATACCAGATTCCATGAGATCAATCATTACTTCTGGTGGAAATATCAATGACATCTGAATCATTGGTATATTTTTAAAACTTTTGCGTTTTCTTGGTGGAAATGCTTCATTATATGCATCTTGAGGAGTCATGAAAGTTTCATCTCCACCATTAGCATTGTATTCTTGTTCTAATTTCTCCCTTTCTTCAGGAGACATGTTTATCATATCATTGAACATTTTACTGAGAGCTTCAAGTGATTCGTCGTTTAATATATCTTCTTTTTTGGTTTTTTTAGTAATAGGAACTATGTCCTTTATTACTTCGACTGATGGGAGTAGATGGGGTACTACTAATTTCTTTAGTTCTTTGTGGGATTTTAGTTCAGAAACATATAGATCCTTTGATTCCTTCGAAGGAGTAATAACACTAACTATATGATTAGATGGTATTATTATAGTCTTAGATGCACACAACCCCAACCAATCCTTTATTGTCGTTAATTCTATTGGAACACCAGTTACAATGTTTACTAAAGTGGTGTATTTAAACATATATGGATTTATACACTCATATTTTAATTTGGACTTTTGAACCAGATTACAGATTATATCTTCACCACTTCTTAATTTCAAAATCTTGCAGTTCATGTATTACCTCCTAAACGAATTAATCGTTTCGTAAAATCAAACTTCTCACTACTATATATAAAAATCCTCGCGTCTAAATGACGCAATGCATGGTTACGATACTTCTTCCAATGCAAATCATCACCTATATCATAGACAGTTACCCCTTCCTTATCCTCTGCTTTCCTAAGTCCTCTGCCAATCGATTGTAGGACTCGTATAACTGATTTAGAGGGGGATGTAAAGATGATATTCTTGATGTTTTTAATGTTAATACCAGTTGAGCAAGTACCATAGGATGCAACCAACAAACAGTTGTCTTCTTTGTTTACTATTTGACGAATATTTTCTCTGTCTTCTGTTGGTGTACTACCATATATTAAATACGATTTCTTAGAGCATTCATTCTGTAGATCTTCAAATAAAGGCAATCCGTGTTTCTCCACAAAATTGAACAATAGGAGGGTGTTGCCTTTAAGACTTTTAGCAAGTGTTTTGATGAAAGAATTGCGCTCAGTATTACGAACTAACCAGTCTATTTCTTCTTGATAAGTCGCTTTCTTTATTTCTTCTATCTTGTGTATAGGATACTGTAAGATAAGACATTCTATATGCAATTGTGCTAATAAATCCTTATCAATAAGAGCTTTTGTGGTAGTAACAGAAAATACATTACCAAAAAGGCCTTCTAGTACTAATTTATGAATAGTTGTTCCATCTAGTGTACCAGTTGTTCCTACTCTATACTGACAGTCTTTTAGTTTGGTCATTATAGAGGTAAGGGATTTGGCCTTAAATAGATGATTTTCATCTCCTATTACTCCACCAAACTTATCAAAATAACTCACATCTTCTCGAAATATACTTTGCCAGGTAGAAATTACGATTCTTTTATCTGTAATTTTGCTATGACCAGAGTATATGACATGACAATCATTGCCTATTTCACCATTAGAGTAGTCTTTAAAGTCGTGTAACATCTGTGCGACTAGACCAGTAGTAGGAACAATAATTAGGATTTTTTTGTCTTGCGGCAGGACACTTAACCAATATTTTATTATAAAGTAAATCATCAAAGATTTACCACTACCAGTAGGAGATACTAACAATACTCGTTTATCTTGTATTACTTTGGTTATTGCCTTTATTTGGTGGTCGTGTAATTGAATTTCCTTTTTGTTTACATACACAGGAAAAGATGAAATAAATTTGGTTATTTCTTCTTGTGTTGGTGCCTCTACTGAATATTTTGGATGATATTCTACTTTATAACTTCGATCATTCATGAACTCTAATAGATGATCTAACAATCCCCTATACAAGTATCCATTTATCATATTGAATAGGCGAATTTTACCATCCCACATTCGATTACGAAAGGATGGAGTGAATTGACAATTAGGAACTCTAAATGTGAAAAAAGAACTTATTTCTTTTGCTGTAGATTTTTCACAGTCTATTTTGATATAAACTGAGTCTATTTCAGTTATTGTTATCATATGCCTTGAGTGAACTTAATATAATCCAATGCAGCACGTATATTCCATATTTTATTGGAAATCAACTTAATTACTTGTTCTAGGTAATTTACCTTTTCGTTTTGCATCAGGCATTTGTTTTGAAGTGTTATTATTTCTTTGTCGCTATAAATGAACCTATCCACATCTGTTCTGAGTAAAGAAAGATCAAATACTTCCCATTGTAACTCTTTTAGTTCTTCTTGAGACATCTTTCCTGAGTAATACAACCATTTGTTTTTGTTCATAATTCTTAGATCAGATTCGAGTTTTGCTAAAACAAGTTTCTCGTCCATGAAAATACACAGATATTTATTATGTGTCTGTGGTATTATTAAAGCTTCTGTGTCCAAAGATCCATGATTTATTTTAGAGTCTATTGATACCATTTCACGTATTTCGTCAATTTTCATAAAGAGCATTATATCATAATATAAATTAAAGTCAAATTTGTATTAACCTTTGTTATCATCCCATGGTACTGTTATTACTGTGCGTAGAGCTAAACTATTTGTGCTTATTAGAGGCGTTATAATAATAGCTTTATGAATATAATTACCTGCAAAAATTAAGTCGGTCTCTAGATCTGAACCTTCAAGCCTAGGTTTAGTCTTATCGTATTTGTTGACGGCTTTAACGTGAAGCATCCTGTTGGTGTCTCCTGGAACACTAAATACCATAGTGTTAGTTACTCCTGCTACAGTACCGTCTGTGTCTAGCCATGTAGCAGTAACTGCATTAGAATTGTTACCAACAATAGTTATTGTGCCACTGCCTGGGCACCCAGTATGAAATCTATAATGTTCTGCTGAGGCCCCAACTGGGGTCCCAGGAATTCCTGAAACTGTAAATTCACAAGTATCGTCTATAGTTACTACCAAGTCATTATTGACGATGATTGGGTCTCTATCCCATTGCACTCTCCTAGTAACAGAACTCACTAGTGCTGGCTTAATACCATACGATGTATTTTCGTAGCAGGAAGTGGTATTTAAGGTGATATCCCCTGTTGTATTGTTTAAAGTATTTACAGTAACAGGAGCGGCTATAGGGCCTCGGTAATTACCATAATCTTGGTCTTCTGCCAATTTTCTTCCATGCAACTGCATGATATTATGTCCGCTTACTAATCCAAAGTTAATTCTATAATCTTGTTGACTGTACTCAGCAGAGCCGCAGTCCATAAGTACTATTCTTTTGCCACAATAAATGGCTACATTGCCTAAGTCTCTATGATAGTGTCCATCTAATTCTGTTCCGCCTTTTATTACAATTGCAAAATGAGCTGAACCTGTAGTATTGGCAATAGCACGTGGTTTGTTCCTACCTGTGCGCCACAAAATCTGTTGTTGTGGTAAAGTTGGAATACTGGGGTCCAAACCTGGATATACAGCAAAATTAGCAAATGGAGGAGTCGGAGGAACTACTGTATTGAAGCTATTCAACGAGTGTTTTATTTGTATTTCTGACTCCCAGGCATTTCCTTCATACAGATATTTTACAGATTCTTTGGATATGTCTGTATTTGCAACTATTACCGACATTGCAGTTGTATTAGTCGGGCTATCTATTTCCCAAGACGGGATTGTATGATTTCGTGAGTCAGAGTGGTTAACCACGTAGTTACCTGGTAGGTTCATATCTAACATCCATTTCCAAATATTTTTGACAAAAGGTAAATCGTCCAATCTGTGGTCTCCTGCCTGTTGCATATGGTAGACGGCTTGTAATAGGGACTGAACTGACTGTAAAGCATAAGCTATACCTTCTGGGTAATTATTGCCACAGAGAAGTAAGGCTTCCATTACTAAACCTACGCCTATTTCATATTGGTGTTTTAACCTAGAGTCACCTAAATATAGGCACGTGTTTACCAACGACGAAGCAGGGTCTTGCCACTGGTTAGTATTTGGTCGGCCGGTAAAGGATCCTATCGATCCCTTAGTATACCAAGCTCTTTTTTCAGTCCAGTTAAGAATGTATCTTTCTACTTGATGCCTTAAAGCGGCTTTTAATTTAGTAATTATTAATTGCCCTGCTGGAGTTAAATTCAATTTGTATTCGTAGTATTTAAGCATCCAGATTATAGCTTCCGTACCCCAGGAATCCCCTAAATAAGATCCTGTTCCTATATTAGATGTACTTACGTCTATATTTGGGTTACAGTCATATCCCCAATACGGATCCCTAGCTATAGGGTATCGGTTATCAGCAATATGCGTCAATATTGTATTTAATCTAGTTTCCGCTATATCTATAGCTCTACCTACAGCATCTGTTTGTATTCCTGGCGTAGCAGTTGTATTATTAATTGCTCGAGCTCGACGAACTATATTTAGTTGCCATGCTAAATTTTTACCCCCCGATTCATTTAAAAAAATAGCTTGATCTGTATCTTGTAATCCAAAAACATATAGTTCTCTAATAGCTGGGCAGTTATCTACCCATTCAGTATTATAGGAGTAATTAGATTGTACGGCCGTATAAGTGTAATTTCGAGTATGGCGCCAATCAAAATATGCTTTATTCTGCATCATCCAGGGGCCTATTTCATTAGGTCCTCCTGTTTCACTTTGATATTCGTTGGTATTTTTCAGCTGATTGTATATTTTAGAATATACTGCCATATTAAAAGAATTCCCAGGACTGTTGGCTAAATTCTGTAATAAGGTTTGCCAATTATTTAATTCTATATGAGTTAGAACTCCTGTAAATGGCGCCGTACTCAATGTGTTTTGAGTTCTAAAATCAAATGTATTTCTTAGAGTTATAAACGCGGCAGGAATAGCAGGAGAAGTTATAATGGTTGCAAGATATAGAATAAACGATGATGCGGATAAAAATCTAGATCCAAATTGTTGTAAATATCTGGGATCATTAGGATATGATGTAGGTAAAATCTGCAGCAACGTTGCTGGTACAAATATTCCTGATTTTGTTATATTAAATTCAGGTAATGGTTCACCTCGTATTGATTGTTTTTCTAAAAGATGAAAAGCAATCAAAGAAGCATATATATCACTCCAATAATAATTATGAGTTGGCTCACAACATGTTGCTACCCTGAGACGGAGTTCAGTAGTACTGGAATTTATAGTAACAGGCACCACTTGAGAATTGGGAAGGGAGTTTAAGAATGAATATCGTTCTAACGTCTCAACTTGATCTTGATTTGTAATAGTTGCAATTAGTGGAGTCAGTGTTTGGTCGTCTGTTTGCCAAATAGATCTCCAAAATTCTATATTACCCATTTCACTTGTTGCGTGTGGACCCGTATGTCCTAAAGTATATGGACAACATTTGGAATATGACCAATCATCATCAGCAATTATATTATATCCCAAATATGGATTGTCCGATGCTACAAATGAGGATGGATCTGCGGGAGTGCCTGTCTTGAATGGATGAGCCTCCACATACATTCGAGATTTTCCTATTAGTTGTTCTGTATTAATCCAGAAAGTCCACCAACCTATTTGTGTTGCCTCATTAATTTTGATAAGAGGTACATTTTGTCCTGGTGTGGGTCCTGGAGATATCACTGAGGCATCAAACATAATTTTACAGTTTGCTTCAATAAAGGGAGCAACAGATTCTTGTAATCGTATACCTCCTGCACCACCTGTGTCAAATAGTGCCTGCCATCTATTAATATATTCCGAATATCCCTCAGTCTCAGGCGCTGAATCTGGATTTGCCATGGCTCCAATATAACACATCATGTCAATTGGACTGGTTGGATCAAACCAAGCATTAGATCCTATTGTCCACGAATTCCACGTAGAATCACTTAGTGTTCCTTGTGTACCTGTAGTTAATGCTTTGATTACTGACACAAAATCATTAGTTAACCATGGGCATGGAGTATTTTGAATTACACCATTGATGATCAACCCATCCCTTGCAGTTATAAATTGATCAACTTCATATACTGCTTTTTGTAATTTGTCTCCTGCAACCTTACCAAACGGACAATGTAACTGAAAATTACGACACCCCCACTGATACCATTTTTTCAGACTCCATGGATTTAATCCTCCAGAAGAAGGATTATATGAATCTTCTTCATTTAAAGTAATAAATCGTTCCCACGTAAAAGATGATCTGTCTATACCATAAGCACCAACTCGTCTGGACTCTCCTAATCCATTTTGGTCAGTACTACTCTGAGTTCCTATGTTATAACTTACTCTAAATCCAAAATTAAAAATAGAAGTTGCTTGAGCGAGTGAGGAAGAGTCAAGTATAGCCGCTTCAATAGTAGGTGGAGTGGATGTTGTCGTAAATATCCAAGCACCCCCATCAGGATCAAGGGGTATTATATTGTTACTAGCATCTACTAAACTGAAATTTGGTTTTGGTGTTACTCTCCATATATAAGTTCCATCATCAATAGGAGATCCACTTATAATATAGTTTGTTAAAAAGCTTATTTTTTCTGTATTTAATGGGTGTAATCTAAATCCTCCTGTTAGGAGATTAATTTCCTCTAATATTGACTCAAGTTTATTTAAGTTGGTTGTATTTGTGTTTTCTGCAACAAGATTGAAATAATTAAACATCTCAGAACCTATTAAAGCAAAGTGTTTAATAGATTCATTGTATAGAAGTGGTTGTTGTATCCATTTTGGATTATAGGTATCATCTCCACCCCAAGTAGGACTATTGATCCAAGGTCTAATAGGTGTGTTTGGTGGGGCCTCTCGTTTAACTCCTCTTATTTTTTGTATTAATAGTAAAAGTTGATTCCATGTATTGAGGGCAAACGGCACAGTTGCTCGACCATAATTATTTCTAATAATTTGTGAGTGGTCTAATGCATCAACACCATAAGCATCAGGCCATTTCCACCCAGCATAAAGTACAGGACACAGTGCATCTCCTACGTAACTTGCAGATAATAATGGATGACCATTATGATCATATATTGAACTGCCCATAGATGAAATAATAGAATTATAATTAGTAAATTTTGAAACGCCGCCCCAATACTCTATAATGGTTTTGTAAACGAACTCGTCCAAGAATGCAGTCTGAATACCCGAGACTGCAATATTCCAATACAAATACTGAGTGTTTAGTTGTGGGTGATATGTCGACGTACCCGAATAAAGACCATCAAATGACATGTCAGTTGGATTGCCCGTTGAATAAAGATCATCGAAACTTCTAGAACTATACCATGGAGCAGATGCTAAAGGATCGGTAGTTATATTATTAATAGTAAAAGTAAACCCTGCGTCCCACGAACTAAATTTATTACCGTCTCCTGGCGGAGCATCTAAAACTACGTAATCTGGTATACCTCCAGCATCTCTTAATGCTTCTACCCATTCTATTATATCCTCTTTTAATTCTGCTCCTTGAACAGCTGCCCAAGGTTTAAATCTTCCATCTGCGTATCTGTCCCCTGCATTTCTAAATAATGGTCCATTATCTATACGTTTAAGCCATACAGATCGTTTACCCTCTGTAATTTCGTTTAGACTTGTTGTAATACTCGGAAATCGGGCAGTACAACCAAGTTCTCCGTTTATAAATTGCTGTGCTGTTGATGCAGTCCATCCACCATTTGATATACAATCTGCAATTATTACCATGGGTTTTATATACTCATAATAATTTACGTTTCCCATTTGCTCTGGTCTTGGATAAAAATCAGTGTTAGTAGAAAAAGCAGCAGGATCTGTAGTACGTTGGGTAGCTACCCAGAATTCAGTACCTCCAACTGGAGGTGGAGGGGCAATATACTCTACACTATAAAATGTTTGAATTCTACTATTACCGTTTTCATTTAATGTATCGGAGTTGTTATCATCTAAAATATCCCAATTATTATTAGTAAATGTTGTATTTCTTGCTTTGATATTATCCTTGAGATATATTTCAGGATATTCTTGTGTTGGATAACTTATATTTGGTAATAATACAAAATGATGAAAATTATTATATTCAAACAAATACCATCCGCTATTAATATAACCGACGATATTAGTATTTGTTGCTACTGGTAATATATTCGAAAAAGTTAAAGGATCAGAATCATGTGCAATACTCCATTTTCCCATAAATTCATTCATGAGGGACATTTGATTTGCAATTTGTTCTTGTAGTTCGTTTAATTCTTGTGATTGCAGAGAATAACCACCTCCAAAACATGTGTAAATCATATTGTAATATTCATACACATTAACATTTATTTGAACGTTATTAGTATTTTTTATAAATCTAGAAAAATACGGAGAATTGAAAAGTGGAGTATGCATAGTTATAATACTTTTATCTCATAATAAGTATATGAAAAAGACACACTTGATATTATTGGAAATGTATCCTCTAGAGTTGCATCAAAATCAATCCCAGAAATAGAATTAGGGAAAACATTATAGAAAGACACAGAAAGAATAGGAATAGACGCACTGTTGTTTATCAAAAGAAATGCGTCAGAAACTTTGTCTTTCTCTTTTAGGGGTTCAAATGAGCCATTATATAGACCCATACCTACGAACCAAGAATACAATTCCAACCAAGTTTTCATATTTTCATCAACTAAGAACCCTACAGTCAAGTCGTCCAGGACATATGAAGTTCCAGGTCTTTTGGTTGGAGCGTGTCCAGTCGGATTTGATTGGGCAGAAACACCAAAAGATATTGAAGGAACATTGACCCTTTGACAAAAATGCGTCAAGGTGGGACATCGACGCAACATAAAAATAAATTTATTGTTTGCTAAATAATTGTTTGTATCTGGTAAAGTTTGATCAACACTTAAATCATAAGGTAGTTGTTTTTTGATATACTCTGGTAAATTATTAAAATCTAGCATAAACTCTCACAAGTATTTATAAAGAAAAAAAGGCAGGGAAATGACTCCCTGCCTTTTAAACCTATCTTTTATTGATTATCAACCGTTACCGTGAACATTACGCACACGCATGATTCTGTAGTACTGATTAGACTGAGCCGCGAGCGTCCCAGCAACTACACCTCTACCCTTGGCAAACGGATTCTGAACCATTCCATATCGAGTCTTGAATCCAATCTTTGGTTGGAAGGTTCCAGGATCTACTGCACGAACCATTTGGAGCGGAACGTAAGGGCAATAGAAGATACCCGCATCGTATGGTGATGCACCCTTATATCCAACTACCGCGAAGTCAACACCAGATGCAGCGAACGGATCAATAAAGACCTTCATCTTGTTGTTCAAGATACCTGCAAAGATGTTACCAGTGTCATCTGCATTGAGATTGACATTAAGTGCAGGAGAGATGGTAAGGAAACCACCCATTGCGAGAGCACTTGCAACGTCAGCAGAGCAGATAACAAAGTTACCCTTGCCGCGACGTGTAGACTTGGCGATTTCGTTTGCTTCTCGTTCGATTTGGAACATGAGACCTCTGAATCGTTCTGCACTCCAACGACCGTCTGAATCTGTGTTCAGATCGTAAACTCCACCTGGACCAGCAAGATCTGGATGTTGAGCACCAATCTTGGAGGTGTAGTAAACAGTTCGAAGAACTTCTCGGTTGATTTCGTTAAGAATTTCAACACTAAGAATATTTGCGAGTTCTGACTCTGCGTCAAGACCATGAACTGCCTTCAAGTCTTGTGCGAGTTCTGTGGTGTACTCGGCCTTGAGAGCACGAGTCTTTGCTTCTACTGCAACTCTCTCGATTGTGAACGCCATTTCCTTGAAAGCATTACTATCGGTACCCAATTTTTCACCAGATGAAGTCAACATTGCGATGAAATCTGTTAGGTTATCTTCCTTAGTTCCATCAGGATTGATCGGAGTAACTGCAGCACCAGATGCACCGACTGAAGTACCACCAGTTCCAGAGAACTTTGCCCATGGTTCATCGAACATTGCTTCTGCACCAGTCTGACCATCATAAGTTGTTCGCATTGCAAAGATGAGACCTGTTGGAGCACTCATCGGTTGCACAGATGCAACATCATATGCAACAACGTTAGGCATTGCACGTCGAACAAGACTGATCAGAATTGGATCATATCCTGCGAGACCGCCTGCAGAACCAACTTGTCCTGTTGCGAAATTTCCGCCCATGTTGTTTGCGCCAACTTCAGTTAGATATTGTTCACGCAAAGCATTTGACTGATTCTCTAAAAGAACAGCAGTGCATCGACGACGATGTTGTTCATCGATTCGTGGCATA